TTAGCTTTCGAACATCTCTATAACACCAAGCGGTTCAAAGCAAATATGATAATCTTTGACTTTGACGTAAATGCCGTATTTTTTGATGTAATAGTGAATGGCTTCCGTTAAAAAATCTTCCGTCACATTCAAAAACTCGGCTAGCTCATGGGTATTACGAATAGCTTGCTTGTGAGCTTGTAAAAAAGCTCTAAGAGGAACGAGCCTTCGATAAGCCCAAATTCGAGCAGTTTGCTCTTGCTTGCGGTTCTGAAGGGAAGATTGATCTAGTATATCACCGCTTGTTGTATGATAATGTCCTAATTCCTCAGCAAGTATACAGCTTTTCTCGATTGAAGTGGGCAGATTTTTGTTAATCCAAATCGTATTATCCGCATAAAGGCCTTTAATTGTTGGTTGCAATGGCTTTTCAGTAACTTCAATGGACTGCATCTCTGCTTCTTTGAGCAACTTATCATATAGCATGGCATCAAACTCCTATTTATTGTGTCGCTTAGATTTGATAAAATCCATGAACTTTTTAATTTCTTCCAGTTCTTCTGCAGTCCAATCGTCACCGTCATGGTGTGCTGCGATTGTAATAGCTGTATCAGATTGATCAATATTTTTTAATTCATCGAAATAACCTGCTTTTTCCATTAGCTTCTCATAGGTATAAGGCTGCAGGTGCGGGGCCAGTATTTTTAACGTTTCAGGAAGAGGCTTTTGTATGCCGGCTTCGATTCTGGACAGCGTCGTTTGTGATACACCGGATATATCGGCCAAATGCTTCTGGGTTTTATAGCCGCATTGTTTTCTTAAATCCTTTAAGAAGTCTCCGAAAGAATCATTTTCTAAGCCAAACAATTTAACCACCTCATTAATAGTTTCATTTGTAGTATACATAAAAGTATGCGTCAACGCAATTATTTGTAAATTATTATTGCGAGTTCGCATATATCGATGTATAGTATGGATATGCGAGGTCGCATATTATATGCAAAGACGAATACAATCGATGAGAGGGCGAGGTAGATAAGATGAATGAGGAACAAATTATTAATAAGCTGGTGAATTACAGACGTTTATTGGCTCGAATCAAAGTTTTAGAAAACTTTTCGATAGGCACTGGCATAACCGTCAGCCGCTTTAGCCAAGATGATCAGCTGCAGGAGCTGCACAGACGATTAAGGGGACTGCCGAGTTATATGTATCTAAATGCAAGAGAGCAGCAGTTAGAAACGACAGCACATGCTTATTTGACTCATTATCCGGCGGGTGTAAAAAGCCAATTAGCAGCTATTCCAACAAAAGGGGCAGACCAAGAGGATGACCGGCTGCTGAGAGAGCTGAGATCAAAGATTGAGAAGGTTGTAGAAGCACGCGGCTGGGAAATACGAAATGATTTTGATGCCGTTCTTGGCAGAGTGGACGAGCTTAAAAAGCTGCAGGAAGAAATCGAGCAGATCGACAGCGTGCTTGAAGAAATGGAATCGTATATGCCAGACTTCGTAACATTACTGAGAGTGCATTATATTGACCGAAAGCCTTGGGATGAAGCCTCAGCTATCATCGGCGTCTCAAAGACAGTGTTCTATACTTGGAGAAAGAAAGCGCTGCGGGAATACGCCGCCTTGGCGCGGTAGGAATACAAGCGGAAAATGAGCGGAATGATATCGGAACAAAGTGCTGAAAATCCGTGCTATTATAGTAATATAGCAAAGTTAGATAAAGACGAGCGCAACTATCGAGGACAAGTGGAAACTCGATGAGAAGCTCGTCTTTATTATTTTATAGGCAAATAAAAATGCCGGAAAACAGGCGGAAAACAGACGGAATGATACAGGAACAAAAGCTCGAATGACCGTGTTATTATGGTAATATAGCAAAGTATCAAAGAGAGTTTGCAGCCCATTGTGAGGGGCTGCTTTTTTGTTGGACAATATGGGCCCTGGCTGAGACTGCCGGGGCCTTTTCTATTGCTCGTCAGCCGGAGCATAAACGGCCGCCCATGGCGGAGGGTGCCGCCAAAAAAACGAAATGGAGAGTGAGAAAGAATGAAGCTAAAGGAAATTGTCGGCGAGGAACTGTACGACAGGCTGATGGAGAAGGTTGAAGGCAAGCATAAAATTGCTGTCGTGTCAGATGGCAACTGGGTCCCGAAGCAAAAGTTCAATCGTGTGAACAAAGAGAAAAATCGCTTGGGTGAAATGGTTGACGGCACAAAAGTCGAACAAGCAGCAGATGTTAATGGACTGCGGATTACGACAGAAATTAACTTCTCTGTAGATTCACTTTTGCAGTCGTAAGAGAAAGGAGCAGTAACTCGAATGGCTAAATGGGGGGAATTGGACTATAGGAAGTGGGAGAGGTTTCCTGCCAACTTAAAAGTGATGCAGGACAAAATGCCCAGCTTCATGGATGCTGCTGTTAAGGAACTGGCAAACAGGTTGCTGAAAAGAGCAGTTCTTCTAACGCCTAAAGAGGCAACTGAAATTCGAAAGGGCTGGAAGCTGGGGAAAATCAGCTGGAATAATAAGGGCTGCGAGATTCAAGTTACGAATGCGATAGGCGGAGAAGAAATTTTATCGCTGTCGGCGGCCCAAATAAACCGAGAGCTGAGGAGCAGAGTGAGCAGCAAGCTTGAAACATTTATTACAAAGGGTGCGAGGTGACGGTATGATCTGTAATTCCAGATTGATGTTGCCGCAGAGGGTTAGCCATGAGTGAAATAACGACGAGTGATTTTCGACAGGCACTTCATGCGGTTTTAATGAACAAGTTTCCCGATGCCGCGATGATCGACGAAGAGCTGTCACAAACCCTAACGTCTCCTAGTTTTAACATGAAGATGCTGGAGCTGTCGCATGTACAGGAGCTGGGCAGGCGCTATTTGCGGACTTACCCTGTTCTAATCAACTACTTCGATCCTGCGGCGGATACAGATGAGCTGTTTCGGATAGCGGAAGAGTTGACCATGATGCTACAGCTGGTACTGGTAAAGGACCGGCCGATTAGAGGCACAGGGATGCGGTTTGACATTGTTGACGGCATATTGCAATTCCATGCGGAGTATAAGCTGCACGTTTGGGCCGTCCGCACAAGCGATCCCGTTATGCAAGCGCTGGATACACAGGAGGCTATTAAATGACAAAGGAAAAGGGGACTGCTCATGCTTTTAGCAAAGAGCAGTTTTTATTATCAAAACGATTTACCCCAATTGAGAAGGATGTCCTAAAGGTACTCCTTCAAGACAGTGAAACTTATTCACTGGAGCAAGCACATAAAATGCTGGAACAATTTTCGAATAGGATGGTGAAGTAATATGTCAGGTGGAACATGGACAGTACAAAATAAAGTGAGACCGGGCGTCTATATCAATACGGTGAGCGAGAAGAAGGCTCTTGGAGCACGAGGTGAACGCGGGGTTGTATCGATGCCGATGGCTCTTTCTTGGGGCCAGCCTAAGCAGGTTATTGAAATCAATGCGGAAAGCAATCTTTTATCTATTCTGGGCTATGCAGGCTCTTCCTCTGAGCTGTTATTGGTTCGGGAGACACTCAAGAGAGCAAGCAGTCTGCTTCTTTATCGTTTGAATACCGGTACGAAAGCATCGGCAACGATTGGAACGCTGGAGGCAGAAGCGCTGCACGGCGGCGCGAGAGGCAATGATATTACGATTTCCATAACAACGAACATCGACACACCGTCCCTGTTCGATGTAAAAACATTCGTTGAAGGCGTTGAGCGTGACAAACAAAGCGCAGCTGCAGCCGATGAATTGAAGGCTAATGACTGGGTTGTATTCCGTGGAACGGGCGCTCTAGCAGCTGCAGCGGGTAAGCCTCTCACTGGCGGAGCAGACGGCTCTGTTGCCCAGCAGGATTATTTGGATTATTTGGCGGCAATTGAGGTGCATGATTTTAGCACAATCGGCCTTACATCGAATGATTCTGCGACTAAGAGCGTGTTTGCGGCATTCGTTAAGCGGCAGCGCGAGCAAGAAGGCAAGAAGATTCAAGTCGTGCTTGAAAACTATCACTCTGCGGATGATGAAGGCGTCATTAGCGTTAAAAATGGCGTTGTACTAAGAACCGGAGAGACGCTCACTGCAGCGCAAGCTGTTGCATGGGTTGCGGGCGCCACAGCAGGCGCAGCGCCTAATCAGTCGCTTACCTATGACTTTTATGAGGATGCGGTAGATGTATCCCCGCGCTATACGCATAACGCCATTATCGAAGCGTTGCAAAACGGAGAGTTCTTGTTTACAGCGATTGATGGACGTGTCGTTGTCGAACAGGACATTAATACGCTGCGGACTTACACACAGACCAAGACGGCACAATTCAGCAAAAACCGTGTTATTCGCGTGCTGGACGGGCTGGCTAACGATTATTTGCGCGTATTTTCGAAATCGTACATCGGTAAAGTTTCAAATAACGCTGACGGCCGCAATCTTTTCAAAGGCGAACTTATTAACATTACACAGCAATATCAGGATGCCGAAGCAATCCAAGGCTTCGATTCCCAAACCGATCTTGATGTGCAGCCAGGACAAAGCGGTGATTCGATTCTCGTTAATCAATGGGTGCAGCCGGTAGATTCGATTGAAAAAATTTATATGACCGTAACGGTCCGCTAAGGAGAGATAATCTATGTATTTTCGTGAAACAGATGCTATCAGCGGTAAGCAGGCAAGGGCTTATGCCGTTTTTAATGATCGCCAAGAGGAATTGTTCTATGCGAAATCGTTGGAGGCGACGATTGAGAAAAATAAAGTCGATGTGCCTGTACTGGGCAGAACCAATACAGCGAAGCGCTCCGCCGGCTGGACGGGATCGGGAACGATGACGGTGTACTATGTCACCTCGTTTTTCCGTCAGTTGATGCGCGATTATATTAAGACGGGTAAAGATTTCTGGTTCGATCTTCACGTTATTAATGAAGACCCTACATCTGGGGTGGGCAAGCAAACCGCAGTACTGAAAGGTTGTAACTTGGACAGTATTATTGCTGCGCGCTTCGATGCGACAAGCGACGATATGCTTGAGGAAGAAATGCCGTTTACATTCAATGATTACGATCTGCAAGACCAATTCACATCGCCGACAGGCGCGTAACAGGAGGATAACATGAGTACATTACAGGATTTTCTTAATAGCAATCCGGTTGATAATTTGACGGCGGAGATCGCCATTTCGGAGAGGTTCAAAGACAGCAAAGGAAAATTGCTGAAATTCAAAATTAAAGCGATGACGAACGACGAATTCGAGGACATCCGCAAAAAGTCCATGCGCGTCGACTTCAAAAAAGGAAAGCGCAGCGTTGACTTTAACGCCAAAGCCTTCAATGAGCATGTCGTTGTCAGCAATACGACCAATCCCGACTTCAAAAACGCCGAAAGTATTCGTTCTCTTGGCTGTTCTACGCCAGAGCAATATTTGAACAAGGTACTGCTTTCAGGCGAAATTGCCGAGCTGGCACAGCAAATTCAGAAGCTGAGCGGCTTTGAGCAGGATATGTCCGATCTGGTAGACGAGGCAAAAAACTAATTCAGGAGGGTGATAGTGAGGCGAACTATGCCTACTACGCTCTCCATAAGCTTCGCATCCTTCCGGGGCAATTCATAGGATTGCCGCGGGAGGAGAAAGCTTTTGTCATCGCCGCAATCGATATTCGCCTGGAGGCTGAGCGCAAGGAACAGTCGCGGGCAAAGCGGAGATAAGCAACGCATAGGGCAGGCATCCTCCTAGGGGGATGCTTTTTTCCTATATTAAGGGAGGTGTCAACGATAGCAACGATATCAGCCACATTGAAAATGATTGATGGAGTGAGTGGCCCTGTAGAGAAAATCATCGTGAGTATGGAGAAGCTGAATAAGAAGGCGGATGACTTGAATAAGACGATGTCCAAAGGTAATTCGGCAAGCGAAAAGGCTCTCTCTGGAAACATTGACTTACAAATGTTATTGAATACTAAAGCATCATTTTTCAATAGCACTGTGAATCAAGGAGAGAAGTTTATAAAGAATACAGGAGTTGCGCTTAAGAGTGTTCAAAAGAAGCTTCAGTCAATTAATTCGATCGGGAAAGCCTTTCAAGTGATCTTAAGCATGGGACGTACTTATGCAGGAGCCTTAAAGGAAAATATCCTTGGAGTTATAAAAAAGTACTTGTCGCTAAAAAGCATCGGAACCTTTTTCAATAATGTAATCAGGAAAAGCGGTTTTTTTATAGTTGGCTTGGGGATAAACCTGGCAAGCGCTGTGAAGCGGTTCTTCTCATTGCAGTCTATCGCTAACGGATTTAATAAAATTATACAAAGAGGGACAGCCCTTGCTCAGAATATAGGTAGAGGTATCGCATCGTCTATTCAAAAAAGCAATAATGCTGTAAAAGCATTTGGAGCTTCTCTTAAAGGTGTTGTTTCGTTAAAGAACGTTGGAGCTCTTATGAATGTTGCCGATTCGTACACCACATCTAAGCAAAGAATTGGAGCTATAAATAAAGGTAATGAAACCGATGATTCTTTACAAGAAAAAGTATTCGCTGCAGCTGAACGTTCCCGAACCAGTTACGCGAGCATGGTGGACATTATGGGCGGTATGAGCTTGGCGGCACCAAAAGCGTTCTCAAGTAACGATGAACTTTTGGGCTTTTCGGAGCTATTGCAAAAATCACTTCAATTAGGCGGAGGAGGCGGAGAGGAACAGCAAGCGGGCATAAGTGTTATAACGCAAGCAATGTCCAAAGGCCAGCTGCAAGGAGACGATTTTACGACTCTTATGAAGACAGCTCCGTTACTGGCAGAGGCTATCTCTAATTTTACCGGTAAAAGCAGAGAGGAATTAAAAACGCTTGCTGCTGAAGGTGCTATTTCGGCCGATATACTTAAAGGAGCAATGTTTGCAGGTGCGGGTGATATTAATGAAAAATTTGCTGATTTGCCAAGAACATTCGGTAATCTTTTCACTATTTTAAAAGATAGAGCCCTGCAGGCATTCGGTCCGTTAATGGATACTATCAGCAATGCTTTGAAATCAGATGCTTTTGATAAATTGCTTAATGGGCTTACAGCTGGTTTTCAGGTATTAGGAAGCATCGCATCTGGGGTAATAACGTTCCTAATGGATAATCTTGATCTGGTGAAGAGTGTTTTGATTGCTTTAGGAGTTGCCGCTGTTATATTCGGGCTGCAGTGGATGATTTCTTGGATAGCTGCGGCATGGCCAGTACTTTTGATTATCGGGGCTATAGCATTAATTTTGTACGCATTAAATATGATGGGCGTATCTACCGAACAGATCGTGGGTTATGTCACAGGTTACTTCTATGCTCTATACGCATCTATTTATAATCAAATTGCATCAATATACAATCGTTTTGCTGCGTTCGCTGAGTTTTTTGCTAACGTGTTTAATCATCCAATTTATTCTGTGAAAAAACTTTTTGTAGATTTTGTAGATGGTGTTTTGGATAAGGTGATGAAAGTAGCTGAAGCACTAGATTGGGTATTTGGTTCTAGCCTAGCATCAAATATCGAGAGTCTACAAAGTAAAATGCAGGACTGGCTTGGAGAGATGCCCGAGGGTTATATAGTCACCGCGAGAATGGAAGAGATGTCAATATCCGATTCGTTTGCTAAAGGGTATACCAAAGGGTCTAATTTTGCATCTGGAAATAGTGACACAATCAACAAATTCGACTTAAATAGTATGACAGGCGGCTTTGATTTCAATTCGGTAGGTTCTATTGGAAAAGTAGGCGAAGTAGGTAAAATTAACGATACTGTCGACATTAGCAGCGAGGATCTGAAGACGATGCGCGAGTTGGCAGAGATGAAGAGCATCCAGAACTTCGTATCGCTAACGCCAACCGTATCGGTGCAAACCGGCGACATTAAAAATGGCCACGATATCGATACGATCATTTCACGAATTGAGACCGTGCTGACTGAGCAGATCTCGTCCTCCGCACAGGGGGTGTATGCGTAAATGGAAGAACCACGCTGCGGCATTTGGCTTAGCTGGAACAATCAGGAGGAGGGCTTTGAGCTTCCTATTCTACCAGGCGCTATCGGAGAGACGGTTAAAGGAGCGGGCGAAGGCCATGAGGTAATGGGACTAGGCAATATCAACGTTATTAAAGACCGCGAGCTGGCCGAATACTCGATTGAAAGCTTTTTTCCCGGTCATATATACCCCTTTATTACTGCAAAAATCGTTCTAGAACCGAAACAATATATCACCTATATCGAGAAATGGATGGCGTCCAAACGTCCTATTCGTTTTGTGTACACACTAGGGAGTAATGACATTAATAAGGCAGTCAGTATCGAGAGCTTTGAGTGGAAGGAGTCGGCTGGTTCGCCGGGTGACATTGAGTTCAGCCTATCCTTGAAGGAATATCGTTTTTACGGAGCAAGGCGCGCGGTCGTTATCAACAACAATGCAGTCAAGAAAACGGCGCCGCCAAGAGCAGACGAACGGAACAAGCCGAAAACGTACACGATGGTTGCTGGTGATTCGCTGTGGAAGGTTGCTAAAAAAGTGCTCGGCGACGAAACGAAGTGGCGCGATATTCAAAAGCTGAACGGTATTTCTGATTCCGAGTTGAAAAGATTACCTATCGGTAAGGTGTTGAAGCTGCCATGATGGAAATTTTGATCGATAATAAGGATGGGAACGTATGGGACATATCCGATATTGTGAAGGATGTCAGTTGGACGACGACCCGCGTCGGGCGTTCCGCCAGCGTTGATTTTACGATTATTGATGGAGGGATCTATCAATCGAATTCGTTTAATGTCAATAACGGTGATATTATTCGTATACGTCTGGGCACTTCCAATGTTTTTTACGGCTACGTATTTAGCATTAGCACGAATCAGACGGGTGAAATCAGCATTCAAGCTTATGATCAGCTGCGTTATCTTATGAATAAGGACACCTATGTGTTTAAAAATGTGACGACAGGCGACGTGATCAGGCAAATCGCCGACGATTTTAAGCTGAAGGTGGGTCGCATCGATGATACGGGCTATAAAATACCTTCTATGGTGGAGGATGGACAGACACTGCTCGATATTATCGAAAAGGCGAACACGCTGACGATGCACAACACGAATAGTTTTTTCATGTTCTATGACGATTTTGGCGCATTATCGCTCCGGCAGGTCAGCGACTTCCATAATGATTTTTACATTGGGAACTATAGTCTATTAATTGGCTATGAGTACAGTCGTGATATTGACCAGGATAGCTATAACCGCATTAAATTGTATCGTGACAATAAGGACACAGGAAAACGTGAGCTATATGTTACCCAGGACAGTTCGAATATGGCCAAATGGGGGCTGCTCCAGCTGTATGAAAGTGTTGATGAGAACATGAATGAGGCCCAAATTAATGAGATGCTGGAAAAGCTGTCGCTCTTGAAAAACAAGGAGAGTAAAAGCTTAAAGCTGGATGCGATCGGTGATATTCGGGTCAGAGCAGGCACGTATCTGACGGTTATTATCGAGGAGCTTAGCATTAGCCAGCCTATGATGGTCGACGAGGCGAAGCATCAATGGAGCGGCGCGTCCCATACAATGAGCTTGAATTTGAAGGTGATATCATGATTAATGCGATAAGGCAAGCTGCGCTGTCTGCTATGGAAGCCGGCAGTCCGTTAGCTGTAAAATTTGGAACAGTTACCGCAATAAATCCGCTCGAGGTAAACGTCGATCAGCGTTTTACTCTCGATGCGGATTTTTTAGTGCAAACGTCTGCTACTACGGAGCTGAAAGCGATGATCGGAAGTGAGGAGCACATCCTCAGAACCGGCCTGCAGATTGGCGATCATGTCGCGCTGCTTCGCATGCAAGGCGGACAAAAATATTTGATTTTAGACAAGGTGGTGGGGACTTGATACCAACCGGCGGATGGGTTGCCAATGAATCTATAAATGAAGCTGTAGAACCTTCGCGAACATGGCGGCTCGATTTTGAGAAGGGCAGGGCGACTGGAATGATCGATGGGTTAGAATCCGTGAGGCAAGCAGCTCATAAGGCATTGATGACAGAGCGCTTTGCACATTTGATCTATGACTCAGACTATGGAGCAGAGCTGAATAAGCTTATCGGGTTAAGCCAAGGGTTGATGCAGTCGGAGACACGCCGCCGTATTCGGGAGGCGCTGCTTCAGGATGACCGCATTGATGATGTAACGAATATTGAAATCGAAGCTAGCGGCGACGGAGCGGTTGTGCGCTTTTTGGTGCTATCCTCACTAGGAGAGTCGCAGGAAGAGGTGAAAATCCATGTATGAAGCAATGACTTTCGACGCCATTCTAGGGCGCATGCTTGAAAAAGTATCGAATGATATCGACAAGCGGCCAGGCTCAGTCATTTACGATGCTTTAGCGCCTGCTGCAGCTGAGCTGGCTCAGCTGTATGCCACTCTGGGCGTCAACTACAATTTGTCCTTTGCCGATACAGCATCTGGTGAAGAGCTATCTAGGCGAACGGCCGAATTTGGCGTCAACCGCGAAAAAGCAACAAAGGCGCAACGAAAGGGAATATTTTATGGGGCTTCTAATGCATTGATGGATGTACCGATAGGCAGCCGATTTTCGATTGGTGTTGTCAATTTTACGGCAGTATCCAAAATAAGTGCGGGTGTATATGCATTGGAATGCGAGACAGCGGGTATAATTGGCAACCAGCAATTTGGAACGCTTTTGCCTATACAGTTTATTTCGGGATTATCTCGTGCCGAGCTGGGTGAGGTGCTAATCCCTGGTGAGGATGAAGAAGCTGATGATGCTTTGCGTGCTCGATACTATGAAGAGGTCAACGCTCCGGCTTTCGGCGGAAATATGGCGGATTACAAGCAGAAGATCGGGGCAATGCATGGGGTAGGTGCAGTAAAAGTGTTTCCTGCTTGGCAAGGAGGAGGAACGGTCAAATGCGCGATTATCGCGTCGGATTGGAACGCGCCTTCTACCGCATTGGTGAGCGAAGTTCAAAAAGTGGTAGATCCGCTGCCTCAGAGCGGACAGGGAATTGGAACTGCACCAATCGGTCATAAAGTTACGGTTGCAGGCGTTCGGGATAGTCAGCTTGATGTAAAAACAACGGTGACACTAGCTGCTGGCGTAACGATTGGCAGTGTCCAGGAAGCAATTAGTGTGGCGATTGAGGACTATTTGCTCAAACTAAGAAAAGATTGGGCTACGCAAGAGGGGCTTATCGTCCGTATTGCATTAATTGAAGCAGCGATTTTAACAGTGCCTGGCGTAATCGATGTGACCGGAACTGAACTTAATAACAGTAAGATGAATGTAACGCTGGGTCTAGAAGAGATTCCGCGTCTGGGGACGGTGGATCTGCATGTCTGAGCGAGTACTATCTTATTTGCCTGGCTATTATCGCGATATTCAAGATTTTATTGAGATGGCTGCAACTGAGGATAAAGAGCTTGAATTAGTGAGTGCAGCTGTCGATCAGCATTTTGATGATCAATTTGTACTGACTTCCAGCATTCAGGCGTTGAAGCGGCGTGAGTCCATGCTAGGTATTGCTGCCGACCCTTCTAGTGAATCTCTTGATTTTCGGCGGCGCCGAATACTGAACAGGTACCAAACTAAGCCGCCTTTCACCGTTCGCTATCTGCAGCAGTTGCTAGATACGCTGGTAGGGCCGGGGATGACGGTTGTGAAGGTGGATGTTCTGCAATTTTTGCTTACGGTTACAGCCAGTATTGAGAACGCGAACGTTTTTCGAGAAGTCGTTCACATGGTCGAAACGATAAAGCCGGTCAATTTGCTCTATCAGCAAAATACATCAATAAGCGATAGGGTTAGACTGGAAGAGCATTTGTCCAAGAGACAGGTGAATTGGAACTATGGGCTCGGCTCCTGGCAACTGGGGCAGAGCCCTTTTTCAACTTTAGGAACGGAGGTTGTAATCAAGTGATAACGACGAGCTTTTTGCATGATGTAGCGTTGTATACGGAAGGCAGGGTGGTGAAGGTTGTTATTAACGGCACGCATGAAATTACGGATTTCGAAGTGAAGAGGGTAACAGAAAGTACGCTTGTTCTGAACTATTTCGTGACAGCAGCTGATGTTCCCCTAGTATCGCTAATAGAGTTGAAGGATGCATCAAATAAGGTGCTTTCATCCAATAGCGTCAATGTGCCGATTACGGCGGATACGATGATGCTGCAAACAATTGAAGTAAAGGAGGCCTTATAATGGCAAAAATTAATTGGCAAATGGGCGACACGGTTAGGCCCGAGGATATGAATGGGATTGGTCGGGAAATAAATGGTTTGGCTGATGAGTTAGGGGATATGTCAATTGTACCTACAGCAGCGAAAACTGCTTCTGGGGCTATTGCGGAGCTAAAGCATACAATCGAAAACATCAATCCAATTCCGCCGGACGGCAGTATTTCGGATAATAAGATTGGGGATCGTACCTTAACCGATTCAACAGCACCAACTGGAAACACAGGGAAATTAACTGTTCTGATGGGCTTTTTAGCTTACATGATTAAGAGTATTACCGGTAAAGCAGATTGGAAAACGGCCCCTATTACGAATTTAGAGGCTCTAAATGCAAATAAAGCTAATCTGGTTTCTCCGACGTTTACTGGGACAGTAACGCTACCGAGCACGACTTCAATTGGTAATGTGTCATCAACAGAAATTGGATTTATTGATGGTGTAACTAGCAGCGTACAGACTCAACTAAATGCTAAAGCACCCTTAGCTAGTCCTAATCTAATAGGAACACCTACAGCACCAACGGCAGCTAACACTGTTAATAACACACAGATAGCAACGACGGCATTTGTGCACAGTCTTAAAGGGCAACTGCCAACGTATTCAGGTTCTGATCCTGCTTCGTCTGTAAATGGACAAATGTGGCTAAGATTAGATTTATAG